AATAAGCGCTTTATGGTTTAAGCTAGTTTGTAGATGTGAATTTTCTATTTCTAGGAAAAAGAAAGTGACATATGCAACAGGGCAAGGAATGGGGATCAATGGATCCTTTGACATTGCTACACTAGCAACACAGGAGCTGATTACTTACTTTTACTCGATTAAATACCCTTCTTTATTGAAAGAACTCCAGGAAGCAAATTTGCTTCAGAGTTTATTCTCAGAGGTGGGAGATGATCTATGGGTCTATGACCCAGACGACCATTTCTTGAGCTTTTACCGTGACTCGATAGGTATTCCTATCAATCTTGGTAAATCAAAAATAGCTTCCGTTTCTAATCGGCGAGCTGAATTTGTATCAAGAAATATTAATTTTGGAAAAGAAGTAAGTCGTTTCTCGTTCAAACTGTGTCTGGAGGCTGAAAAGAATTATTTTCATATTCCGACACTTTACGATCACGTAATTGAACGTTGTGATTACATAGACAAGGATCTCTTTATTAAGAGAATTGTCGAAAGTAGAGTAGGTAAAATCAAATTACTTCGTAAGATGATTATGGCCGGTATGCTTGAGTCCATTATTTTTGAACAACCCACAGCAATTGCTGAGGTATGTCTAATGATGAAATCTGTAATCGACTCCAAGAAGCAATTGACTCAATATAGTGCAACATCTAAGATTTTGCAGAAATTTATGAGTCAGATTTATTATGAAGAGCAGAATTATACTCCTCAAATATCTTATCTTATTTCTTTATTAAAGAAAGTTAGAAACGCAATCTCTGAACTTGACCATGATAATGAACTTAGCAAATGCGAAGTTAACATTGATGGTCTTATCCTCAGGGATCCTAATTTACTAAGCATGAGTCTTGCTTTTAACAAATGTCTAAGAGCTAAGCTCCTAAACAGTTTGGAAAAAGTCGTTGAATTAGACGTTGCTGGATTCTTGGAATCAGCAGCTTTTGGAGAAGATGTCGATATCGTAGCTATGATAGCTAAAATGGACGATCTCTTTAACTCACTTACTCATTTTAATAAAAATGAGAGGAAGGAAGACCCAAAACGTCTTGTATTCAAACTACACAAACTAAATGGCTTATTAAGCACATTCAGTGTTGTGGAAGACACTCCAGTCGTAAAAATTAAAACAAAAGATTGGGACCAAGCTCTAAGCGAGTTTAGTACCGTTCTTGGGAAATAATTGTTATGACCAACTGGAGTACGGTTTAGTCAGCAAGGTAATATCATTAGTTACATCTCTGAGAGA